ACCGATGTTGAAAGATTAGAAGATATTTTACCTTCCAAGTTGCTTTCATTCGGTATAAAAGTTTATTGAATCAAAAACGACATCGTAAAAACGTATCAAAAATAAAAGCCGACTCCTCTATAACGAGGAATCGGCCTCATGCCTTTCCAAAAAGGAAACAACTCTTGTCAGATCATCTGTGTTTTAACTCAGGCTCAACAGAGGGGGGATTTTCTTGTTCCCACTCTCTTGGCTAAAGACAACATCAACACCACAAAGCCGCCTCCCCCTCCGTCTCGCCGTCGCAGGCGTCAATAGGGGGTGTGGGGCTAAAGACTCTTGGCAATTAAACTCCATCGGTCGCCCGGAAAAATTAAATTTTGCTATACAGCCAGTACCGTTTTTTTCAAAATAGTTCTCCGTGAGTACACTACGAACTATTTTGAAAAAAAGCGGGGACCATAAAATTTAATTTTTCCTCTCCATCTCGTTTGGCTCAAAGCCCCACACCCCCTATCGCCGCTTGGGGTGACGACGGCGAGACGGAGGGGGAGGCGGGCCGAAACTCTGTTAAAACCCATTTTGTCGGAGTACCGACCAATGGAATCTGCGATGCCCTGTTTTTTTTCTGCGGCGTCAAAACACGATATTATCGTGCGAATAAATAAAACACATAGCCGCTTAGGTTTTTTGAGGCATACGAACAGAGAAGTTTTTGATACAGAATCTGCCCGGCCTGTGAAGACCGGGCAGACTTCTCCGTTCATCCGGCTATTCCTTGGCGAGTTGCTCCTCAGCAGTGCTGCCTCCGCTTCACCGGAATCTCCAATGTTCCCGCTAAGCCGCTGACTTCTCCGGCTTCGGTGGCTCCCACAACTTGAAATTTTCGAGCGAAAATATCGAATCGCAAACACTACGCCCTTGAGCGTCATTTTGTAACAACGTGTCCAACGAACCGGAAACGTACAACGGGCCGCTGTCGGGAAGACGGTCATACAAGTCCGCCCCGATCCCGCGAAACAACAACGTATCCCCAACAACGTTCAATTGGAGATTTCTGTACTCATTGCCGCGATACTCGCCGCTCTTTTTCTGTGCGATAATGCCCCAGCCGCCGAACTTGCAACCGCCAAGGTATTCCTCCTCCGTCGGTTGCTTCCAACCTGCCTTGCCGGGGATCAGCAACTCGCTAATCCGAGGATTCGCTGACGTGCTCTTGCTACGCCGAATAAGCAAGCCGCCAGCACGCACCCAACCCGACTCAGGATACGACGCAAGGTCTTCCTCCGTGTCGACACGAAAACTGTACATTTTTCCGAATCCCTCAATCCGAACAAACCGAGCAACCTCGCCGGTCTGTTCGTCAGGAATTCGAAGCGGTTCCGAAAATTGACCGCATAACTGAAACCGAATACGTTTCATCAATTCGTCCATCAAAATCATGAGAAATCCTCCTTAATTAAAGTACACTATTTACCGCCGGAACACCCAGCGGAATATCATTGTTCGTCCTTCAATTCCCGTACACGAAGCCAGACGGTAATCATGTCACGGGATTTATTAAAATCAAGCGAAAACATTCCACCGCGATCCTGCCGGACATCACGCTCAAGACTGCCAATGTAATAAACCTGCGAGTCCCGCACACGAATGCCCTTCGTTTGAATCGAACTCTTGTCCTGTGCAGGAATGTCAGACTTGTCGCCCTTATCGAACACAGAAATCGAAAGGTCAATATCGACAGCGTAAGATTTATCACTCACCCGATTCAACTGCATCGTCAAATTCAGACCATCGGAGAACTTCGAATAGCCTGTCGTTTCGATGGCACCGAATTCTGTTACAGTTTTTCGTTCACGAGTAATCTCTTTTCCGTCCGAAAACGTAAACGGCCTTCCCTCCGAGAGATACAGCACGGGACGCTGGACGATTTTCGACTTGCCAATGCCGCCCTCACCATCGACGAACATCTACCGACGAAACAAACTCTTTTTGACCATCAACAATAAGATGGTCACCTCTGCGAAGAATGCCCTTCGATGTAATCACGCCGCCACGAACAAAACCCAAAATCTTATCGTCCTCAAGCGGAGGAGACACAACAACCGATCTGGACGATACCTCACTGGAGATCGACGTACTGGGAGAAGGAGAAGGCACCGTCGTCGGAGGCGACGACACAGCATCCGACGGCGGAACCAATGAACCTACCAACGATTTAGGCAACTCCAATATAACGTTACGAATTCCAATTAAGATACAAATACAAAAAATAGCCCAAAAACAAAGACGAAACACATGTCGGCGAGCAAACCAAATCAGGGAACCGATGCGGCCCAAACGCAATGAAGGACGGTCAAGTGCCTCGTCGGTCAGAGTATGTGAACGATAAAGACTGAACAAAAACGGTGTCAATATAAAGACTTCGAAGTTCTTATCGTACACAACCTTACTGGCTTCCATAACGCCGCGCTTGATATGCGCCATCTGCACTGGCATACCCCACGCTTCACGAACAACATCGATATCCGACATCGGAACACGGAACGGCCACCAACCAACATGCGTGTTTTTGACGTTCAATACTTCATACAAAACCTCGATCATCTTTCTTGCTTCAACAAGAATATTGCCGACGTGTTGCGTCAACAATATCACATCGTGCTGGCGATGGCGATGTGTCGAAATGTAATTCATAAATCGGTCACTCTGATCACACTTCGTTCGCTTCATCGATGCAGGCAAATAATGATGTACCTCATCAATCACAACGAAAGCCTTCTCTTCAAAGTCTTCCCACCAGTCCCGATAGCCGCCGTTCCCACGAAAAAAAGAATCATCCAAAATCACAATCCGTTCGGAAAAATCAATTTCCGTACCTAATTCTTTCGACGCCGCCTCATTGATCGCGTCAACGTCAAGAGGTATGTTTGTGTACAGTTTTCGGGAATAGGCCTCGTCATGCTTGAGAAGATAGCGTGCCCAATCAAGCAACATCTCATAAAGCAAACTGACAACATAGCACGTTTTGCCGCTACCCGGCTTGCCGTGGACTACCTTCAAACTCATAAAACACCCCTATTGAAAAGGAATTAAAGAACGGATAGAATGCCGAATTCCGCCTTTACGGAATCACCGCAATAATGAAACGCCAAATATATTTTACAAGAACTAAAAAAACATAAATCGTAACATAAAGAACAATCAGCGAAAGCAACTCCGTTACAGGAAGAACCGAATCCAGAAGTTTCCCAAAACGAACAAACTCCAACAACCCACCACTAAATCCCTGCGGAAGATCAATAGCGGGAAATTGATCGATAACCCAAACAAGGAAAGAAAAAATAAGACCAAGACACCAATACAAAAAAGCAAAACACAAATCCCAAAGCCAATGCCCTATCCACCAAACACAATCTAACACCACCTGAAAAATATCCTGTATCCCTTGCCAAATCGACTTCAAAATATCGCCGATAGCCCCAATAAACTCATGAATCTTCTCGATCACCCAATCAACAGAAGCCTTAATCGCCGAAACAATGGCCTCAATATATTCCTTCAACTTGCTCAAAAGCATGTCGAAGAAGCCCTTGATGCTGTCAACGATCCCCGCAAACAACGGCGGAAAACCAAATAACGGGAACAACGCCAAAATAAATCCAATATCAAACATTTTCGTAACCCTTTATAAAAATCACGCAATATCAAAAAACAAACCGCACACACTAAATATGAATACCGTGCAAATAAAAAACAGCGCTAGCAAACGAATACCCTTGCCTATAGACGAATCGGCAAAATCGAACTCGTCGCAGGACTTCCTACACCTGCAATAATACTGTTAATGTGAGCAACATCCACCTCCAGTAAACCCACATCATCCAAAAACACACTCGTCACGCTACGTTCAACAAACAAACGATTAACTTGATTCTGATATGTAAACAAAAAATAAAAGTCTTGCGACAACGATTGCGCTAAAACAACGTCAGAAAAAAGTAACAAAAAAATAAAGGCAAATGACCGCATCCTGTTACCCCACATTCACAAAACAAAAAAGGAATGGCGTCCATGCCCAATTGCAAGGTTGCCGAAAAAACAACGACAATATCGTTCAATAAGGAAGGTCATCATAATCCTTTGAAAAAGGATCACTCGAGGCAAACGTAGAAGCATCCATATAGGGACTACCATTCATAACCCTTACTCGTTCCACTTCGTTTGATAATGTAAAGTCATCCGAATTAACGTTATTGTAATAATCAGTCATGTGGGGATTGTCAGGTAAAAAATCACCGCGGGTATTCTGGAGAAAATCAATACTAAATGGATCTAACATCCTCGGACTCCGGTTCTTTTCATTATTTTGTACGTTATTACTTTTTACTTTTTGCACATTAGATGAAGAAGATAAAAACGAAATAGAATGTAGGACTACCCAAGGAACTAAAGGTGCGTTAGTCCGCCAGTCTCTTGCCTTATGTTGCAATTGAAGCAAATTCCCTCCCTGTGCAAACGCCAAAGAACAAAAATCACCCAAAAATAAAAGAGCAACGGCTAATATAATAGTTACATATTTTAACATTGAATTCACCTTACTCCCAACCAAGGGAGGGCGTCCCCTCCCAATTGCAAAACACCGTTCAAAAAGCGACCACTCAGCTGGCAGCGCGACGGAAGAACCGTACTCCCGCGATGACAACCCAAACACCGATGGCGATCCCAACCGCCACCACCATCGGCTCGATCAACGAGCCCACAACCTGACTCGGAACCGTTGACCATTCAAGCTGGGCGTCCATTACCTCAATACTGTTGCCCGACTGCGCAAACGCAGAAAAGCACAGAGCATGGAACGCCAACACGCCAAGCAACGCAACATGCGACACCATACCACGCAACTTCGACACACAAACCGAAACAAACGAACAAACTTTCCTGTACATAATTTTCCTCCTATGCTACAGGGTGAATGACCTCTCGCCGTATAACTTCCTGTTACACTACCTGCGATCCGTCAATGTATCGATCACTTCCACGAACAATCGAACCGCTTGACCTTGGAAATAAACCAACATCGACAAGCCAAATCCAATCGCCATAAAAGTTACAATATCTTCAATCATTTTAATCAAAATACGTTACCTAAATTCGGTTGAACGCCGAACCGTTGTGCTATCCGCTCCAAAACATCAGACGCACAAGCATTGCGGGGATCGTCGACCGAGTCCGACTCCCGCAACACAAATCCCGACTTGACAAACAGCTCCCGGGAACGACACACCGAACGATTATAAATCCGTTCACCCAAATCCGTTAATTTTGTAACAATATAAGAGACCGCTTCCACAACGCTCGGCATCTCGCCGACTTTTCGTGCAATATAGGACGACAAACAACCGGACGCCTGTAA